CACATTCTCTTTTAGGTTCAACATTCGCCCTTTGTCTGAGGTGACAAAATCGACATCTGTGGGTACATCGACAAACTTAAGAGCAGGGATGACTTCACCACTGACAGATTTGTGATCGTTGTAGTCACCTTTAGTCTCAGGCATATGTACTTCAGCCATGCCACCTTGTTTGATGATCCATTGACACGCTTTAATCGCCTCTTTCTCACCAGTCTTAGAGTCATCGTTGTCTGCAACAAAGATGTGCCTTCTGTCTTTAAGTGTCTCAAAAACGCTTTCAGCGACCTTCGATAGGTTGTAAGCATCAAAGGATACAAACACAGGACATGACATGTCTCGATAAATGTCAGCACAAGTGGCGTAACCTTCACCATAGTAAATCGTGTCTGATGTTTTAAGTATTTCTTGTCCAAGAATAAAAAAGCTACCTGCTTTTTTAGAACCAGTAAGAAAACGCTTGGTGCCATCGTCAGAGATAAATTGCATCCCAACAACAGCCAAGTCATTGTTCAACATAGGTATCATTAAGAGTCCATTCTCGTCTACCTTTAAACCATAAGATAAAACTCCTTTGGTTTCTAGGTAGGGATGTTTCTCACAGATTTCGCCTTTCTCCCACATAGACTGTGAGCGTTTAGCAGATTTAGAATGTTTCTCAGCCTTCTTAACTTCGACTTCTTTCTTGAGTTGTTCTATCTCTTCTCGTTCAGTCTTAGTCACAGTCTGTCGTTTGCGATTCTCAGGTTTCCAAATCGCTGTCGGTTGATCTGTAGATATCCTATAGTCTCCCACCCTTCCAAATGGAATACTTTGATCCATCCACAGTTGATACCAACCTGACAGCTTCCTTTCACCACCTAGGTTGATGTAGGCACGACCAATGCTTCCATCAACCACCAAACCTTTGCGTGGATCAACTTCCATGCCTTGTTCAGATAAAAAACTTAAAAATTGTGACTCGATATCTCCTGATAAAGGTCGTTCAAAATTCTTGGAAGGTGGTCGTCTAATTTTCAATGTCTGTTTTCCCTATTGCTATCTATATTAAAGTGTGTACAATCCTAGTCTAATTTACAAATAATTACAACCATGGAGTAAAAAGATTATGGGATTAACAATTAAATCAGACAGCAAGGAGTTCGAAGCACTACCTGAAGGACAACACATAGGTGTTTGTTATAAGATTATAGACCAAGGTAGCAGAAATGAAACCTATCCTAGAGATGCAGAACCAAATTCTGATAACACTAAGAAAAGAAAAACTCTTAATGTGACTTGGGAAATACCTGAGCAAAAAATGGCTGATGGTAGACCCATGAGTATTTCTAAAACTTACACAGCATCGTTAAACGAAAACGCTACCTTATATAAAGACTTAGTTACATGGCGTGGTAAATCTTTTACTAAAGAAGAACTTGATGGTTTCGATTTAGATAAAATGATAGGTGCACCTGCTAATTTAGAGATTGAGCACAATGCCAATGGTAACGCTAGAGTCAAAGCTATCTTTAAACCTGATGAGTTTAAGAAGACTGACACCATAAATGCAGGCATGATCTTTGACTTAGATGTTTACTGTGAAGAGTTTTCAGGTGATAGCACTGAGAAAACAAAAGCCATGTGTGATATTTTTGATAGCTTACCTGAGTGGCAACAAACTTTATTAGAAGAAAGTTTTGAGCTTAAAGGTGCAAAAGAGTCAGGCACAAGTTTCGAAACATCTAAACCTACTTCTAGTGGATTAGCTGATCTTGCTAAAGATGAGCCAGTCAAAGAAGTAACTGAGGATGACATACCATTTTAGTTTCTGTTGGGTGACTTAGCTTTTTTGTTAAACATGATGCTTTCCCTAGTTGCCCACAGAATTTGTTATGAGTGATACTGATTATGTAAACAAACCTCCACACTACAACAAAGGTGGGGTGGAGTGTATTGATTACATTAAACAACAATTGGGCGATAACTTTAAATATTATTTAGAGGGCTCTATGCTTAAGTACAATCATCGTTACAAATACAAAACCAATCCATTGGAAGATTTAAAGAAAAGCCAATGGTATTTGAATCGTTTAATAGAGGAATTATCCAATGAGTGAAGAAGGCATAAAGTTTACAGTCTATCCATTGCCATCAGCCATGATGTTGCAACATGACCTGTCACCTGAAATGGTAAATATATTAAACAAATACTTAAACAACCTTAGAATTGACGAAAACAAAACTTCTAGTGGTGATGTTTTAGTAGGTCAAATTTATTCAGGCGAACAATTAAACATGGATCATCACTGTGATGAATTAAAACCATTCATACATCTTATGGAGAACCTTGGAGTTCAATACATAGAGCAGTTTGTAAAAATGACTCGCTGTGGTCTTTATCCAAAAAGAGTAGAAATGGATCAACTGTGGTCAGTACATTCTTATGAAGGTGACTACAATCCTATTCACGATCATGGCACTCAGTCATTGATGGGTATTTCTTTTACTACTTGGACTATGGTTCCTGAGCAAATCAAAGACAATCAAAACATGGATTTATACAATTCATCAGGTGCAGTCGATGGGTACCTCAACTTTGTGTATGGACTAAATCAAACCATTGATCCTGAAAGACTGCGACCTTCTCAGGCAAGAATTATTAAACCTGAAGTAGGGAAACTTTTAATGTTTCCATCGTGGTTACAACACTCAGTCTATCCTTTCAAAGGATCAGGTGAGCGTAGAACTGTTGCAGGCAATTTAAACTGTTGGGATGTAAAACCTGAAGAAATGGAGAAAACTAAAGATGGAATTTAAAGAAGGCGTATACGAGAACTTACCTTTTAGCGAGTACAACGAGATACCTGCATATAGAGCTTCCGATCTAAAAGAAGCTGACAAGTGCATGTACTCATGGAAATACAGATCAGGGTTTACTGAATCACCTGCGTTGTTAGAAGGTCGAGTACAACACACAGTGTTTTTAGAACACCATACTTTTGATGATGAATTCATTATCCAACCTGCGTTAGATCGTAGAACCAAAGTAGGCAAAGAAGCCTATGAGGATTTCTTGGCTACTGTTGGTGACAGAACACCTATTACTCAGGACATGTACGACATTTGTATGGAACGCAGAAGAGTAGCAAAAGATTACATTCCTAGTGGTGCAAACGATAAGACTGAGCTTACTGTGTGCTACATGTTGTATGGACATCCTTTTAAATCTAGGTTTGATTGGTACGATGGCAAACAGGTATGGGATTTAAAAACCTGTCGTGATGCTTCACCTAGAGGCTTCAAACAAGCTATTAATGGATATAGGTATCATATGCAGGCTTCTTTGTATGTAGATGCTTGCAAGAGCATAGGACTACCAGTAGAAGGTTTTTCTTTCTTGGCACAGGAAAAGGCTCATCCATATCCTTATGTGGTTTACACCATGTCTGACGAAGCCTTGGAGTATGGTAGAGCTAAGAACGAGCAGGCTTTACACAATCTATTACAGGCTGAGAAAAGTAATGTCTACAAGCCTTACAATGTTGATGGAGTTCAATTGGTCGAATTACACGACTTATGGTGAGCCATTCTCTAGCAACCATTCCATTCTCTTTCGATCATATAACCAAAAGACTAACAGGTATCTGTCACCCATATCCACAGGTAATCCTTTGTGCATGTGGGTAAAGCTAGGGAAAATCAGTGCATGACCTGTGGGTAAAGGTGCAACCTCACCATAGTTATGAAACTCAGTGCCACCTCCTTTGTACTTACCAGTGTTCAGTGGTATCACCACACTAATATCTGCTGATTCATCGTGGTGCCAAGCACCCTGTTGTTTGTCTTTTAAATTGTAGTTGGCTATCTGTACTGAACCTATGTTGGAACAGTTGCGTTGCCAAATAGAATAGATAATTGGATTTAGAACTGTCTGAACCACAAACCACATGTTGCGATACAACTCAGGTATTTGTTCTCTTAATACTATCTCAGGTATTTGCCTAAGCTCATCCTCATCATCGTTGGTTTCGAATTTCATTGTTTCGATTTCATCGACCAACATCTTGCAAAACTTTCGTCTAAACACTGGCACTTTGTAAATGTCAGGATGTATTTTGGTGATGTGTTTTTTCAGTGGTGTTTCTTGCATACGATCTACACCATCACTAGAAGAAAATTTAGACAAGATAGGCAGGGATTCTTCGACTGCTTGATGTGTGCTGTGCATGATTGACCAATGCGATTGCATTGATAACAGGTAGTTATTTAACTTATGAATTGTCACATAAGAAGTTTACACGCTTTATTCCTCAATAAAAACCATGTAATTGTCATCTTCTAATTTTAATATTGCCAGTATTTCTTGATCCTTAAATTTTTTAAGTGCACCTGCAAACGATCTAGCTTTGACAATAGGAGTAGAAACTTCCATGTCACCATCGTCAGTATTTAAAATAATTGATTTAAGTATGTTCATTTGCCAAATGCCAGTTTGTGTATGATCTCTTCAATCTTACGATATTTCATTTTGTCTTCTTGGGTTTTCTTTTCTTTGTGAAAGATAGGCAAACCTTCTTTAGACAAAGCCTCAATAATGATTTCTCTTTCTGTGTCAGTTAGTATCATGGGTGAGTTTATTATAAAGTTTTCTTGGGATCAGTGTTAGCCAATCGCTCTTGCACATGACTGGTAATGTTTCTGTTGTAATCTCTTTCTTTGCGATCCATGGCATCAGCTTTGTTGCGATAAGAAGCTACAAAAAGGTTTTCTCCATGTCTACCATAACTAGGAATGTATTGGTAAACATCGTACATGATTGTGGTTGGCATTATGCTACCCCTCGCTTACCAAAGCTCCATGGAACATTAGCATCTTCTGACATTTTAGAACCTGCCATATCTCTGATTGCGTTTAACAACCAGTAAGCATCTGTGTGTACCCAGTCATTAACCTCACATGATTGATACTCAAGACATCTGACCATGTTGTAAATGTCTTCTGCTTTTAGATCACAGCTTCCTACACCAGTAAGCAAACTGACAGAAGCACCATCTGTAGAATATTGAAGTATGTCTAAACAATCGTCTATGTAACCAACAAAGTCATCTTTAAAAGCATCGTCATACCTTGCTACTAAACTATCCATGTTGGCTTGTGCCAAGGTCATGACCATTTGCTTTGCATCACAATCAATTTCTTTTTTAGTGATCTGATTGTATACATGGCTAAGATTACCTTGTTGTGGGTTTGATGCCCACTTGACGATCTCAGTCATGTGTTGTGGTTCTACTAAATATGCACTCATTATTTTACCTCGTTAATTTTAATAATTTTAATACTCCATCCATAAGGTGCATACACTGTGTGTGTGTAACCCACCTCAAGATTCTCTAAATGTTCGATGGTGAACTCACCATCCTCATCAATACCCCAGTCACCCTCAATGCCATCATCCTTAAACTCTGTTATTGTGACTATCTGTGGTTCTGTATCACCATATGATTTTTCATTCCAAACAACTACGAATTCTTGCATTACGCTACTCCTACATTTTTCATGTGTTCTGTTATTACTTTATTAGTGGCTTTTAACAACTTATCAAACAACTCTTGATTGCAAGATATACTGGTTTTAATACCAACTCTTCTACCTTGATACCTTTCGTCATGTACACCCTCACCATTCTTTAAGGCTTCAAATATCAAAAACTGATATTGTTTTCCGTACATGGTTTCGTGTTTAGCAATCTCGGTTTTTGGCAAGAGCTTTAAATAAGCATCTTCTCCATGTTTGTCAATAAAGTCTTTTTTACTCATCCAGTTTAATTTTTTGTCGTAGTCTTGCATTACTATGCTCCTGTGATTGTGCCAATTAAGGCGATTAATAAAATTGGTACAGCCAATGCACTGAATACATTGGCTACTGGATTGTGGTAAAACCACATGTCGATTGTGTGTAACATTACGCTACCTCCTTGTCTAATTTTTTAATAAATGTATCAAGTTCTAACTCCTTGGGAGCAAACAACTTGCTCATGCCTTCGAAGACTGTGTTGTAAGCATTTATTTCGATGTAGTAACCATCTTCAAAATCCTCATTGTTTAAGTTCTCGTAAAACTTTTTTTTAAAAGCCTTCATGCTGTCAAGAAGATCGTTCTTGCCATAAGTAGTCATGATGTTGACAGCATGTTGGAAAGTGATGTCGTGTTGATTAAAGTCTGAAATGTTTAACATATTTGCTCCTTTTTTGTTATTTAATTTATTTCCCATATAAGTAATATACACTTTTTTGCACAAATGTACAACTATTTATACACTTTATTTCATTTATTTTCATCACTTATTTT